GCTTGAATTTTTCTTGTCATTTCCACCAACGCCAAATACAAAGTTGACCTTATCATTTCCATTAAACGCATTTTGTTCAGGAATATTGTCTTTAGTTCTGTCTCCACCATTGCAAAAAATTACTTCTGATACATTTGTATCGTTTAGAGTTTGTTTGATAGCCTCTATTGCTGTATCATCGTCATCTTGAAAAGCAAACACCTTTGAAGTCATTACTAAATTGTCAATAATTTCTAATCTTTCTTGTAATGGCATAAAAGGTTTGCCTTTTTTACGTGTTAACCATTCGTCACTGTTAACACCTACCCATAATTCGTCTGCAAGTTTACGTGCTTCACGCAAGTATGCTAAATGGCCTGAATGTAATGGATCAAAGCCGCCTGTTACTAATGCAATCTTCATAGTAATATTTATTTGTCCTTAAATCTTGCTTGAAAAGTTTGAATAACAGTCTGCTACTATGTATTTTCCGTGTCTTTGCAAATTTATATCATAAAAATACTTTGTTAACAATGCAAGTAAGTCGTTTTCATTGTATACACGTTTCCAACCATGGTGGTGCTTGGGTGCTTTAACGTCTAATACCATAATTATGAATCTATCACAGGTATTTTTTACTTTTTGTAAGAAAAAATCAGGATTTTCTAAATATTCTAGTACACCTAGCACTAAACCTAACTCCGCAGTTGTTGGTATGATAAATTGTTTGTCAAAATCAATATTTACATCAGCATTTTCCTTGTCAATGCCTAAATAATTTTTAAATTGAAAATATTTCTTGATATTTTGGTCTCCACAACCAAAGTCTATTACTGTTTTACCAGAAATGTTAAAATTTTCTAAAAATTTATTTCTATCTTCCCAAGTTGCCATTGTAATACACTCCTTTGAGGTGATCCCAGGCTACACCTTCGTTCATTTCCTTGGCAGTCCATATCATATATCCTGCATTATACAACCATTGTGTTCTATCTATGTCTAAATTTGGATTTTCTATGTTTTCTATCCTGTTACTGATGTCCCAAACTACACTTTCGTCTGATAATGGAAAACTAGGTATACCTTCAAGTGTACTTTCTACTAGACTGTTAGAATTATAAGCCACAACTGCGTATGCATTGTCAAAATCTTGTTGTAAACCTTTGCCACCTTCGTATACTGTCCTATCTCTCCATGTGGTTGACAGTCTTACATTTAATCCTGCTTTGTTTTGTAACATTTCAAGTAACCAAGGCATTGACTTTTTCATACCCTTTAAGTGTGGTCTTATTTTTATTGGTCTGTCAGTATATTTTCTAATAAGATGCACAGTGTCTACTATCCAGTCTTCATATCTTTCCCATTTTTCATACAAACTGTTTAGTGTGCTATCACCTGGCTTTTGTAAACACAACAATATGTCTCCATCTTTCTTACGCCAGTCTTTTACTTCTAAATTTTGTATTTTTTTAATATGATTCCATCTGTCGGGTGGACTATTTTCATTGTTAAAGTCTCCTTCACGTAAAAAATGATGCCAACCTAATCGCCAATAGCAGTCTGGACTATGCACATTGAAACTATTCTTTCTAAATAAATTACTTTCACACACTAACACAGGTTTACCTGAATTTTTAATAAAATCGTATTCAGGCATTCCTGCAGTTTTTCTTTTTTTTACGTTTATTTGAAAATATATATCTGCACTTTTAATAAGTTCTTGTTGTGTCTTCCATTCTGCAATATACCAATTTGGAATCTTAAAGTCAACTGGAAAGAATCTGTTTATTAAACCTTTGAACGCAACTACTTTAGGATTTTGTATCATACGAATAACTTTCTTCTGTAATATTTAACGTCAAATGAAATACTATTGAAAAGTATTTGCGGTAGTAACCAACCTGTATATTTAGACCAATGTAATGCTTTATAACAGGCTTCCTTTTTAATTAGGTATGCGTTTGCACTTGGTAAACTATTCTCTACAAATCTATCGTAGTCTGAATCTTGTCCAAGTCTTACTTTTACTTTTGGTATTTCTGCAATACCCTGTTCGAACTCCCAATCGCCACTGCACAGGTTAAAAACTTCTGTGTAAAAATCTTGTATATTACCAGGTAATTCTGTTGTTTGAATGTAGTTACTATCTACAACAAGTAAATCTTTTTGTTGTCTATAACCTATTCGCCATGCTTTTATGTGTGGAAATAATTGTACAAAATGTTCTTCACCTTTAGTTTTACTACATCTATATGGCGTGGTATATTTTTCTGTTGCTAATGCAATTTGACATTCTGCTAAAGGTGTAACGTTGTGTATATTCGCACCTTCATTGTAACGTGTTACACTATTAACACATTCATCTATATCAGAATTTGGTTGGTTAATTATTACAATATCAAATTGAGGCATCTTCCATTCCTGCTACACGTAACTTGGTAATATTAGTTATCTGCCATTGCTTCTGGTCAAGACCTTTTAAGATACCTAACCATTTGTTACGTAACAGGGCAAACTCGTTGATAATTTTTTCCATATCAACTACGTCTGCTTCGCCGTCGACGTATCTTTCAACGTCACGACTTGATAATGCTCTCTGATAATTTTCTAAATATTTCTTGAAAAATTTTGTTCTTGTTCTTCTTAGTTCGATGTTAAGGTATTCGAGAATTGCTTCTATTTCTTGCAGTTGTCCAAAACGTTTTTCAACTATACCAGGAAGTGCGGAAGCATTCTTTTCCAAGTTGCCTTTTAGTCCACATTCCATCTTTGCATTTTCTAACTGATCTTCATACCACACTATACAGTCAGGCACGTTTGAAATATCTGCTGAAACTCTCGAATACCAATTAATCATCTTCTACCAATCATCACGTTCGTGGTCATCATATTCATCAATATCATCTTCGTCTTCCACGTGTTCATCACCATAAACTTCATTCACTGCTTCTGCAAGATATGGATCTTGATCACCGGATTGATATAATACTTGCTCATCTACACCGTTATCTACGCACCAATGTATAAATTTTGTAGCAAGATCTTGTTTTTGTTTTACATCAACGAAGTCAGAACAAATGTCCCACAAGTCAAGTAATTGTTCATCACTCATCATTAGCCGGAGTCTCCTCTTTGTTAGTATCAACATACTTATCTTCTTGATCAACAAAGTCCTTCATTACGATTTGTAAGTTTTCTCCAGTCCAATCTTTTCTATAGTGTAGATGTTCCTTGCCTGATTTGTCTACATACTTTAATCTGTTTCCTTGTTGATTTAGTAATCCTTGTTTTTCAAACAAGTCAACAAGTCCACTGTATGGATCCATTCCAGTTTCATAAGGAATCTTAACTTGAACAGATTCAAATGGCTTACTATATCTAGTTTTCATAACTTTACAAGCGGCTCTAATACCTCTTACATCAGTTACTTTTTTACCATCTTCATCTTCTTTCAATTTAAGTTTTCGCATAGCAATAACAATACTACTTGCATAGATAAAGCCTTGACCTCCACTAATTTTATCATCTGGATCAAACATATCCTGCGATGCATAAGTGTGATTAGTTGCTACTAGTCCTACATTGTAACTTCCAAACATATTAACCGCATTTCTTACAAGTGCTGTAAGTGCCTTAGGTTTTCTACCCATGTCACCTTTCAAATCACCTTTATCAAATTGGTCAACATCTGTTGGAGTCAACAACATACCCAAACTATCAATTACAAAAAGTACTTTAGGTCTTTCTTCTGGATCTTTATCACCATAATCGTCCCTGTACTCTTTCATAAAATTAGAAATAGTTTTAGCAACATCATCAATCATAGACATTGATAATTTAAGCAGTTTGCTTTCATCAGTATCAACACCTAATGCTTCTAACCATGCTTGGTCAAGTGCGTTCTCTGAATCAACTAATACTACAAAGATACCTTGTTCTTGTGCCGCTTTAATAATATTTGCAGAACAAAAATAAGATTTACCACTACCAGACTCGCCAGCAAACACAGTTACCTTACCTAAGGGGACCCCTTTGTGGAAATCCCCAGAGATAAGATAGTTCAGTGCATAGTTGCCAGTCGAAACCCAGTCAGTTGGATCGTTAAAGCCTACACCTAATCCATTAATGGACTTTGTAAGACCCTTACGAAATTTACTAACGTCAAATGGTTTCGTCATGGTTCCTCCTTATGACTGTCGTTCTCGGATCATTTTTAAAATGTCCTGAGCACGTTCGCTTGATGGTTTATCATCTGTTTCAGTTGCCGTTGTTGTAGTTTCAGCAACAGGTTCCTTTGCAGGAGCCGCCGCTGGTGTATCTACTGCTGGAGCAACTGACTCCGATGCCGATGGTGTTGCCGCTTTATTCGGATCACCTGTTGGAGCACTCATGCCTGGAGCACGAAAATACTGTCCAAAACGATCCGGATCATATGCTTCTCCATCAACAGATGCTTCAAACATCTCTTGCATTACCTTAACTTCAACATCTGAAGGTTTTTTAGGTAAGAAGTCATTTAAATTATACAATCCGTTAGTTTCAACTGCTGACTTTTCTTCATCAGTCAATGCACGTTCTCTACGTGACCATTGTGATGTAGAATAATCTGCATATCCACCTTTTGAAGTTTTCTTAATTCTAAAGTCAACTCCTCTTGCATAATCTGTAGGAAGATCTTCCATCTCAGGATCCATTAATGCACCTTTGATAATTTGGAAAATCTGTGGGCCAATAATAAAACGTCTTATTGGATTTGCTGGAGATTCATCATCCTTAATTGGATTATCTGTAACAAAACCTTGGAAAATATAAGAACGTTTTTTCCAATACTTACGTCCTTGATCTTCTAAACTTTTGTCTTTGAACCAACCTCTAACTTCATTTAAGATGTTACAAGTTTCTCCATACATTTCCATACATGGAACGTTTACTGTTACAGGACGACTATCTGTCTGTCCTTTAATTCCCGCAAATGGAAGTTTGATCATCAAACGTTCTTTCCAAAAGAACACGTTCTCTGGATCTTTGTCAGGAAGAAATCTCAGAACTGCTTCTGATCCTTCTGACATATTCCAATGTGGGTAAATTGCGTTGTCGCCGCCGCTTGTGTTACCGCCGCCTTTACGATCTTCTTGTTCACGTAATTTTGCACGGATTTCTGCTAATGTAGCCATAATTTAAGCCTCCTTTATTTGCCTTTATGTGCCTGTTGTAGATACATTTCCTAACAACATATCTACTATTATATTTAGTCTTTCCTCGAAAGTCAAGACTAATTTAGATTTTATCTTACCAAAATGATTTTTGTGGTTTTACAACGAAGTTGATAACTTTTCTATCTATGTTTTCAATTGGATTGGAACTTGCGTGAAATACATTTGAAGGAAACATAAACAGTCTACCTGCTTTTGGTTCAACTTCTTTCGTTATGGACAAGTTACTTGCACCTTGATGTGCTTTTTTATCAAACAGCCTAGTGTTGCCATCGCTGTCATTTACATAGTATATCATGCTTATAGTATCATCATTTGGAGCGTCAATGTGTGGTGGATTATATTGAGTTTTATTTGAACCATCACGCAACAATAAATTTGCTTTGACTCTAAAAATTTTTTCGATTGTAATGCCTGTCTTTAATTCTACAAAGTACAATATTGGTTTGATCATTTCCCAAACTGGACTAGGCTGTGTAGTAGGATCATTAAGCATATGAACAAACTGTGTTGTTTCTTTTATGCTGTCAGTCATTTGCACAGTAGATTGATAATCATCAAATCCTGTGCTTGTCTTTTCATACGACCATGGAACAGGGCCATCAAATATTATATTTGTGTGGTCTATAAAACTTTTTGGACAAAAATCATCTAATACTTTAAACATACAAGTATTTAAATGAAACTATGTTGTGGGTGTTATTTTTTGATTCCGGCCAACTCTTTTATTCTATCAATTGACTCATCAGGACCAGCATTATCGGCCATTGCTATTTGATTTTGCATATAACTTAAACCTTTTTCTTTGGTTTGGTCTATGTAGTCTTGGATAACCTTTCTAGCATATGAGTCTTCTTCGCCGTCTTTTAATTTTTCTAAGTTTTCGATAGCATCTACCGTTTCACTTGCATCACTTAAGATGTTTTCTGCATCAGTCATTGCAATATCAAATGCATTGCCGCCTTCGCTTACATCTTTAGATTTTTTCATTGCCTGTACTACTTCTTCTGGTTTCATGCCTAATTCTTTTGCAATCTCTTCTACGCTTTTGCCTTCTTTTCTTAATTTGTACATATATGGAATTGCTTCATTTACATCGTCATCTTCCACTTGTACTTGTTTGCCGCTTAACTTTGCAACAAACTTTTCAACTAGATCCCCTACGGAATCACCAAAACGCTTACGGGCAGAGATTACAACACCTGTTTCGCCTTTTGGAAACGCTCCAGTTTCTTTGTCATAGAATGAGCGAACAAACTCAATGATGTCTTCGGTACTTGCTTTTTCATCTTTCTCTTCATCATCATTTCCTGCTATTTTCATAGCACCATCTTTGTCAATAGTTACATCAGTAGTATCATCCTCCGATTTCATATCTCCAAAATCTAACTGACCTAAAACTTCTGGATTGTTCTTTTTTAGGTAAGCATGGATTGTTGGTCTTGCACACGCATCTGCGTCTTTGTCCGCTAAAGCAGTTATAGATTTTTTAAATTCTTCATCATCTATAATTCCTTTTAGGCTGTTGATTACATTTGTTCCGTCTGGACCGACTGGCAATGTAGTTTTGATCATTTTATTCAAAATATCAATTTTTTGTTTGTCCATGGCTTCATCTACAACTGAGTCTGTCCATGATTCAAATTCTTCTTCTGGTTGTTGATGTTGTTCAACTGTAAATCCTTCGTTGTCTAATGCATCAATTACTGCATCACGTGAAGCCATTGTGTGAATAATTACTTGACCTCTATGTAATTCACTTGGCTCACATTGACATTTAATACCTGCTTTTGCACAGGCATATTCCATTTCTTCACAATCTTTTTCTGAAATACCTCTGTCTTCATCATAGTCACCTTCAATGTCAACTATGTGTGCATGGGCCTCACTTGAACCTTCATATCCTGCTTCTTCAACTTCAGACACAACTGTATCTAAATCAACTGTTGCTTCTGCCATTCTTCTTTGTTGTATTTTGTGTAATAATGGAAATGTATCTTTTAATTCTTCGTTAAAGTTGTGTAGTGTAAATGCATTAGTTAGATCGCTTACAACGTCATCACCTAATTGATCTTCTGCTGTTGCAGGTTGATAATTTTCTATTTGTTCTTTGTAGTAACTTTGTGTTTGTAATTTTTTCATATGTGTACGCAAACTTTCAAGTTCACCTACTGCACCTTCAATAATATCACTTGAAGTGTTATTCATAAAGTCTTTATTTTGCACGTATCTTTTAAATGAAGAAAGTTTTGCAATATTTCCAGAAGTTTCAATAATGTGTTTTCCAAAGTCATCATGTGGAGTTCCGCCGTTAGCAACGTGTCTTGTCATTGCTCTAGCACCTGATAAATGATTGTACGGATATTTAAATCTTTCACCTGCTTCGTTTTCAATGAATAATGATTGAATATGTCTGGTTCTAGCACCCGACGTTTCTGGTGTTATTTCTTTTTTGTGTCTAATTATTAATCTAGTTTTATCTAGATTTTCGTAACTTGATTTTGTAGTTCCGTACATTACTGACTCCTGCATATTGTTACTAAGGTATTTATAGTCTCTTTTGTCTAAATTAGTCTTAGCAATATCCCTAGCATCAAAATTCATTAGGTGTTTTTTCGCAAAAAAACGCATTTCCTTCAAAAAATCGTACCATGCATTTTCAGTGATTTCGTCAGCATTTTCTAGCATACCCTGACTGTAATACAGTTTTAAACTTTCAGGTTCTTTTATGCTTACACTTACTGCACCTTTATTTTCGCCCTTAACCACGTAATCAAAGTCAAAAAATCGTGCTTTTGACTCATCAGTAGTTGGTGCTCCGGTCTCATCTCCAAGTTCCAATCGAGGAAATCTGCCTCTGATCTTCTCAAATAATGACGATGCTATTGAATCTAATCCCTTCATATTACTATTTAGTCTATTACACGGAAACGAAGATAGGCATTGGTAGCACTGTTTCTGTCTGTAAATCCTTCATTTTTTCGTAAATTGCAGGATCCCAATCAGCGAGTATCTGTTGCATTCTAACATTCAGCAACATACTCATTACCAAGTCATCATGTTCTCCTGTTTTTGCACCATAGGTTGTACCATGAGCAACAAAGTTTTTCAATTCACTTACAAGCGGTTTACTCTTGATTGTTAATTTGCCTGTTTCAAGTAAATGTTTAAATTTAGCACACGCACCCATCTTAGATTTATGGGTAGTGTTAAATCCTTTTCTAAATTTACGCACATGGCCTTTACGTATAGGCTCACTTAAGAACATACCTTCTATGTGTTCTTCTCCATAGTCTTTGATTGCAACCAGAGCCGCTTCACCTATAGCATTGTTTTCAACACTGTAATAAATTTGCGGAGTATCACCTTGTGCTTCACATTGTTCCTTTATTGTTTTTGTTATCTCAGCAAGTATTCTAACTTGTCCTTGTATAGGAGTTAAATTGTGTTGCCATTCTGCTACTTGTTCAAAGGTAGGTAATTCAAATACTTGTATAGCCGCATAGTCTCCGCCTGTACCTAAACTAGGATCTAAACTTACAACATAGGTCATTTTATAATGACAGTCTTTGTACCAACGTGTTTGTCCTAAATTACGCATAGGATTAATACCTTCAAGTTCTGCAAGTTTTACACTGTTGATTAATGTTTCATCGAAGATTAAGAATTCACATTCGTGTTCACGTCTAAATCTTTCTTCACCTATTCTACCACGTTCTTCTTTTGCCCATTCTTCGTCACGTTCAGGATGTTCACTCCAGTGTGCTGTGTAGGCATAGAAACCATTGACACCTAT